ATAGGTGTCTTATATAGTTACTATATATTATTATTATATATTATATATATATATAAAATAATAACACCCTATAACTAAACACCCTGTGGGAGTAAGAATTGAGGTGGGTGCCAAAATTTTTGTCGGGTGCCATTATTTAGCACCTTTTCATCAATTTTTTGACATTTTATTTTATCTATATTACGATTGTAATATTATTTTTAAAAATTATTTTTCGGTGCCAAAAAATTAGCTCCGTGGGTGCTATTTTGTCCCCCTAAAAAAAGACCACTTTTCAGCGATCTTTTCACAAACTTTTATAAGTCGTCCCAAGAGATAGTTTGAATGAATCCACTAGACTTTTTCTTAGCTAATTCAGGTGCTATCTTAACGTGGGCGTTCAAAGCAGCCGCTAATCCATCAATTTTACGGTTATGATTAGCTTTTGTAATCATAAAGTTGTCGTTTCTATCCCTAACTAGAGTGGCGTTTGACATATACCACTTCAACATAGAATTATTGTTGAACACAACTTTATTTGCAATCATCAATTCTTTAAAGTTTTGAGTTGGCCCACCAAGTGTGGTGAAACCTTGCCTAGTCACTTCTAGTGTAAACCCTTCCTGCTCCAAAGCCGATTGTAAGAATATTGCTTTAGCAGGATCATAGTTTATCTGCCTAACACGATATTCTTTATCCTTTTCCTTGATATAGTTTAAAATATACTCATAATCAACGATTTTTCCCGGAATTATAGTTAGATCACCTTCTGCCTCCCATTTACGATATGTGGGTTGTCTATCAACGTCTTTATCGTATTTAGACTGTGGTACAAAAGAATGTGACATTAAATATATTCTGCCGTCAGGTAATGGAAATTCCAAAGTAACCGCCGTGAAGTCTTCTGTTTCAGATAAATCAAACCCAGCAACAGGACGTATCAGCTTCAATTCATCTAAATCTATGTGGTTTTCTGCATTCGATAGAATCGTTTCATTATCCAAAAAGCTCAATTCGCTAGATTCACTGAAAATATTGAATACTTTAGTGATCCAATCCAACTTTTCTCCCGGAACTCTACGAGAGCTTTTCCAACTGCTCAACATATTAAGTCCCTGCATCATTGGGAAGTTAGGATTGGCTTTTATCCATAATTCTGGATCATCAATTTCATCTTCACTATCCATTGCTGCTAGATAATAAAATGTACGTTCGTTTTCGTTATTTTCATAATGAGACAGAACACCACGAGCGGTGGCTATCATTTCAACCAATGGTCCATTCAATTCATATCCAGCTGTGGTAATGTAAATTGTCATTGGTTGTGAACGCATACCCATTGAGTTTCGCATAACGTTTATCAATGAATAATCTTTATATTCATGAATTTCATCAAACACAGCCATGTGGGTATTGTAACCATCTTTTCCAGACTTTTCAGCAGACAGTGCTTTTATAACTGATTCTGTTTTTGGATATTCTATTTCTGTTTTCTTGGTTACAAATCTATCACTTAAAAACGGACTTGCTTTAATCATTTTTCCAGTTTCTTCAAACAGTAATCTTGATTGATCTGCTCGGTTGGCTAGTGCATATATTTGCGCACCTTTTTCATGATCAAAACCAGCCATATATGAAGCTAATCCTGAGATCAGAGTCGTTTTTCCGTTTTTCCGGCTCAAAAAAATGAGTCCTTCTTTGAATCTTCGCAGACCTGTATCTTTATGAACCCAGCCAAACAACGAGCCAATAATAAAATGTTGAAACGGTTGCATGACGATATTTTTACCACTACCGTCGGTGGACGATTTAATGTTTTCCTCGATAAATCTGATTGGTCGCCATGCTTTTTCTTCGTCAAATACCCACGGAAAATCTTTCGTCCCTTGACGTTCAATATCTCTAAAGTGCCTATCAACAGCCTGTTTAACCATAATTCCAGCCGGAACTTCTTCATCTCTGATTAATTCAGCATAATAATTGGTCAGCAACATTTTTGATGGTTTCGTCAAATAGTACCAGTCACGATACTTATTAACATAATCTTTCCACCATGATTCTTGACGTGCATAACTTTCTTCTATAATACTAATTTTGGTCCCACTCACTGACATCTTCCTTTCCTGCATTAGATAACCCGGCAATTGTATTAGCAATCTGCGCCCTAGCCTGTGGGCTAAGTCCCATCTTGTCACCTAACTTTCGCATTAGTTCAGCTAATTTATTTCTTTCTCCAATGAATTTGCTTGGATTACCAGTGTTTGGATCAACAACACCTTCCATAGCTAAATGTTCCATAACTTGTGTGTAGACAACCTGTGTATCTGCGTATGTTGCAATCAAGTCAATATCCGCTTCATTTAATATGCCAACAGGTTCCATAATTTTAACGATTTTTCTGAATACTTTTTTTGAGTCGCCACCTAAATATACAGGCGGTTGCATGTGTTCAGATGAAACAACATCAAATTTTTCTTCGGCTTTAGCACGCTTTGTTATCTCTTCACGAGTTTTATTGTTTGTATTGCCCTCAATCATTTGAATCTTGATTGATTTTGCTGGTCTAGCCATAAAAATCTCCTTTTTTAATCACCTTACAACAAAACAAAGGCTCAAAAGTCTCAAAAAAGTATCAACTTTTGTTGACAATTGAAAATTCTGGTGATAGCATAGAACCTGTAAACACAAGCAATAGCGATTAAATAGATACAAAATTAAGCGAGCGCCTTTTCTGGGCGCTTTTTTTGTTACAAAATAAAACGATTTCACGTTACTCGTACCTCCAACCCGTTCATTAGAGGACTTTTATTAAAAATAAATTAGATAGGGGGGTATAAAATGAGAGAAAAAAACGCACGTCGAAAAGTCTCAAAAACGTATCATCGACCAAACCGCAACGAATCAGCACGCCGATGCACTGACGAGCTGACGAGCCGACGAGCTGACGAGCTGATGGACTGATAGCACGACCAACCAAGCAAGCACGAGCATAGCAACACGAAACCATACGCAATACAAACGCAACTGATAACGTTTATATATACATTAGTATCAATACACTGCACAACGTTATAACGTCTTATATCGCCTTATATGGACATTTAAGGATATATGGATAACATAGCGTGTTATTTAAAGCCACAAAAAAAGTCCAGCAATTTAATTGCTAGACTAATCACGATATAACGCAATAAAAAAATCACATATCTATTTATGTGATTGATAATTTATAAACATGATAGCAATAACAATTGATATCGCCACGCCCATCGTTCGCGCCGATGATAACGATACGCCAAACAGCATAACGAACAACGTAAGCACCCACCCAAACAGGTACACTATACCGAACATAATAAACGGCGCCGCGATCATAAGCAATACAGCCAGTGTTTTTGAACTCATTAGATAACCTCACTTATAACGTCAGACAGTTCACGAATACCGCAAACAATATTGTCACTGTCCCCGACTTGTATTGCTATTTTACCACGGTTGTACCATTTAACAATAACATTCCCCGCTTTGATAAATTTTAATAATCCTTCGCGTGCTGGATAACGGTTTATAATTGCACCATCAAATTCACGGAACGCTTTTAATTTTTCTAATATGCTTTTATCTCTCATGTTTTTCACTCCTAATTTTCTACAAAACTAATGTTATGGTCTATTCCTAAACACGTTGCTACCTCGTGCCACTCGCTGGCTTTGCATCCATGATTATATGGTACCGTTTTATCGTGCCAAGCGTTATAAATATCCTCGACATGTTCGATATCACTTTCGCTTATATCGTTAAATATAAGCAAGTTCAGATCATTCTCGAACGGTAGTCCGTTCCAGTTCCAAGCTCCAAAGTTGTAGTTCCCACCGAGAATAATATCGCCTATTATTCCCATTTTATCCATAAACTCGAATAATTCTATCCCAATTTTTTCATGATATTCTTTTGTTTTTGCGAGCGCGCGCTTAGGATTTTTAGTCTTTGCGCGTCTTTTGAGTGCTGATATATATTTTTCATCCGCTTTCATTTCAGCGATCACATTGTAAAATTTGTTCATGTTTTTTTCTCCTCTGTATTTTTGATAATAAAAAACGGTATTTAATATTATTTTGTTATCATGAACATCTTTTGGGTGTCTTCCAAACAAAAAACATCGTGAGAGTTCATTACGCTGTCTATTGTTTCAGTGTATGTATTTTCAGTCCAGCCGCTCCAATTGTCAATATCGCTATAAACATAATTAAGCACGGCGTTTCTAACGTTTTTTGTGTTGATTTCCCAAGGGTCGAATACATCTAAGGCACCGTTATATGTACCACACGTAATGTCTTGTACATCGTCCTCGAGTTCTTCCATTGTCATATCATGTTCTTTTAAAAACGTTCTCAAGTTGGGGTAAATGAAATAATTATCTGTAATCGTAAACATGTTTATACCTCACATTTTTTTTGCGTGCTTATTGCACAATAACCAGCCGCCGAATCGAACGGCGGTGTATACTCCAGTACTGGCTTTATAGTTGACTGTTTCTTAATCTAATAGGCGTGATGACAAAAGTGTTTAATGTTTCTGGCTGTTCGAAATGCACAACCGCGGGCTTAACAGCGCTGTCATTTAATTCTATTTTGATATGTTCTTTTTGTCCGCTTTCTTTCGCGTATTCCAGTAACCACAAAACATATTCTGGAATAAACGCAATATATTTGAATCCTTCCAATTGTTCAAACTCGCCGACTTTTTGCCCGCCTATTGTTCCATCGCTTTCAAGTTTGATATGAAATTCTTTTTTGTTTATTTTTGTGATCGCTTCCAGCATAGGTACATCAATAACAAAAATGTTTTTGTTGTCCGTTGGTATAATTCTTTTCAATTCCGGATAATCCACCACGGATGGAATGCCTTCTAAATTGATTAAAATATCAAAACTATTTTCAAGTGGCGTCTTTAATTCCTCAATAATTGCTACGTGTGCATCAGTTACCTCGATGCACTCGTTAGTATAATGAACGCCTGCAATTGTTGGACGTACTTTGGTTACTGACTTAACTACTTTTGTGAATGTTTTTTTCATGATCTTTTTTCTCCTAATTAGTTGTAAAATTCTGCATCTGGCAATTTATCAATAGCATATTTCTTTGCGTATTGTTGCGCTTCGTCTACTGTGTTGAATTCCTTGCGTGTCGTCACTCCGTATATTGTCCAATATAATTCAGCGGTATCAGATGCAACGATATAAGGCCGTTTGAAACTTTCGGGCATATTTGGCCGCTTGTATGTTTGTATCATTGCTTTAATCCTCCACGCGTTCGCGTTCGTCAACCGGACTCACTCCGATCCAAACAGTTCCGAAATGAGTCACTGGCATGATATAAATTTCCAAAACCTCATCCCAGAATATTCCGAGGCGTTCCGTTTCTTCACTTTCATTAAGCATAAGCTCGACGGCGTACCACTGGTACACGTTGCCATCTTCCAGCGCTTGCAATGTGCCCGCCTGCAGATTGTTATCCAAGTAATCAGGGTTGACACTAGGATAATTGTTAAACGCAACCATTTGATCAACGCTATATTTCACTTGTTCCATGTAATTTTTGAATTCTTTCATTTTTCCGATCTCCTTTTATTCGAATCTTTCAAAATATTCCGTTATACCAAACGCCGCAACCGCTACGACGATAACCAACAAATCAACAACCAACAATCCTCATTCCTCCTCGTATATTTACCAGCAAACATGAATTTTTTAACCGGCACGATCGCCGGTTTTTTTGCTTGCTGCCTTTCTATGTGTCCAATATTAAACTCAATAAATTGATAAGTCAACACTTTTTTAAAGTAGTTTTTTGTCTTTTTTCACAATAGAAGAAAGATACAAAAACCGCGATCGTAAAATGCTGTAAACCGTTGATATATAAAGCTTTTAAACCAATTTAAAAAACTTTTTTCAGCGATCTTTTGCCCTGTTTTGTGAAATATTTTCGGCTATTTTCTGCCCTATTAGCGCACTCACAAGCTCAGTCATACGCGCGCGTGCGCACGCACATACATAAGTTATATACGCGCGTGTGCGTATGCGTGATGCGAACGATGAATTAGTATATATACATATATTTACGCGACAAGATTTGAGACGTATTGGAATTTTTTGCTCGAATACCCTTGTCGGTTTATATTTATTTTTCATGTATACCAATTTAATATTTAAGAGCGTATCATGATTTAATTGTTGCGAATCTATTAGTGAAAAACCGTTAGCAATCAGATTATATTGTTGGTTGAGATATGACCACCTCACTACCAGATTACTAATTATAAATTACAGCCAGAGTTATTTTATTCGGTTTAATTCGCACACTTTCACTCTTACCCAAATGAAAACATTTTTGTTTCTCAAAACATGAATAAATTTAATTAGTTTCGTTTCACATAGAAAAAATCATTAGCGCTCTAATTCTTTCCGTTTTGTGGTAGCAAAAAAATAACCCACAAACCAAGTGGCTGTGAGTTATTTATGATTGCTACTGATTGCTACTGATGCTACTGATTGTTTCTGATTGATGGTACAGATCAAAATCAAAGAGATGCAAATAATAATTTCATTTGATATACAGCAGGTTAATATAACTGCTACTTCAATTTAAATTATGTTTTGAATATCGTTTACACTGCGGTACGAAAACAAATAAAAAAAGCGCTAGTCAGAAATATGTTTATACTTTTGTATACACATATATGCACGCGCAATTTCATTTTTCGTTTTGAGTTTTGGTTTTCAATTTTGATTTTCAATTTTGGTTTTCAATTTTGAAATTTGGTTTTGAGTTTTGAAATTCAGAAATTAGTTTTCAAAACTGAATGTACCTCCTTTAAATGAATCGTCAGATGTATCAGGTGTACTAAAATCAGGAACTGAAATTCTAATATCTTTTGAATTAAAGTTATCTTTATCACTTAGGACGATGAATTGTATTTTGGTTTTTGATTTTGATGGGAATTTTTCGATACCAAGTGGTCTTACATCTGTGTAAGAAATTAAGGTTGTTCCGCCATCGGTTCTGGAATTTCCATCACCATCTATTAATGTATAATCGCCGTCTATATATGATCCATCAATATCTTTGTCTGTTTTATTTTCGAGAGTTACCTCGATTGTCGTTTCATAATATTCATTTGAAATTAACTTTTTGACATCAAAGTCATTGACAGCTGTGTAACTCTTGTTATCAGATTTTTCAACTTTTTCGGTTTTCACATTGTCAAGAGTTACATTCCAAACATCATTGCTTGCTGTTTTATTTATTTGAATTGTTTTTGTTGACGAATTGTTTTCTGATTTCGTTGTCGATTTTGATTTAACAGTCACTGGTTGCTCACTATGCTGATCTTCATTATACACATGCGCTGTCTTAATACCGATAATCACGCCTATAATAAGCGCCACAATACCAGTTACAATAGGAATAACAATTTTTTTCATCTCAAATAATCTCCAAATGTTTTATAGCCATATCATATCACAATCAAATCAGCTCATCATTAGTTTTTATTTTAACAGCGTGAACTAATCTAGCATTCCTGCGTCTAGTTTCATATTCAGTGCGCACTACGCTTCCACCGTTTCGTTCTGGGTGTTCACGATTGTGGTTAGACCTACTGATAACTTCCAGATTTCTAATATCAGCACGTAAGTCCCAACGCTCTCTCAAAGGAATGATATGGTGTACTGTATTGCCCGGAATAATTCTATCGTTCTCAACTAATTCAAATTGATCAATGTAATTATCTCTATTAAGCACTTGTTGCCTGACAGCTAACCACGGCTTGCTTCTATAAAAAGTTTGAATTTCTTTTTCAGTTGGGTTGTAACCCATGTACGGATTATCTTCCGCCCACGATGTGATTTCATCTCGCCGCGAGATGCCTACTTGTTTTAGTTCATTAATCATTGTTTTCACCGGACTGATTGATATTAAAAAAGGCGCACAAGCGCTTATAGTTTGAGGTAATAGGTTGATTATAAGGTGGCTTCCAGCGAGTTTCTAGTTTCATGTAGACCTATCATCCAAATACACCGTTACCATAATCGCCAACCAAAACAGGAATCCAATCGCCATTGGTAGAAATAATAGCCACCATGACCACGAGATAAAACCAACTACTTTCAACAAGATTCCAATTTTCATTATAATTCATCACTTCTTAATTGGTTTAGTTGGCGCACCAGATTCTTGGTTTCTTCTAGGAGCTGGCACGACGCCGTTTATAAGCCGTCACTTGTGAATTTCAAAAATTCGCCTTGTGAAGGCTTATTTGTTGCACGATATAACTTGTGAAATCCGGGTTTTGAAAAATTTTCGGAGTCCGGCAACTCTCGGTGCCGAAAAAACTGTCCATAATCTTGACATCAGCGCCCATTGATCTATTACAAACTTATCTCTCATTCTCTGATAAATCAAAAAGCTCGTTAATCGGGTGCCAACTATCGGAATCCATTTCATCCACCCAATCACCTTCGTTATGATAATAAAGTTCCTCGTTAAAGTCTCTGATAAAAGCCCATTTAATGTTGTACTTAGATCCATATTTTTTTAGTGATTCATACTTAGCAGGAGCATACGCATCAATGTTTTTATCACGTCCCTTAATATCTTGACCGCCTTTTGTTTCTATAATGTAAATATCCCCATTTTTCATTTTTAAAATAAAATCTGGATAAAAGTGCGATACGCCACCATTTGTTGTGTATACAATAGAAAAATATTGTGGTCCTTTATCTCCGTTTTTATAAACAAAATCGACAATGTCTGCATGTTCTTCAAGCCAGCGTTCCATCAAACGTTCAACAATACTTGGTCGAACTGCAATAGATGCTGTCGTGTACCCTTGATAAGCATTTGTTTGAACCATTTTTATATCTTTTAATTTTGGATTATACGTATATCGTTCTGTCAAAGGAATGGTAAAATCGTTCTTTTGGATATTATCTAAGTCAAGACTCCCTTGAATGGCTTGTGCTATATCTATTTTCCTGAATTCTTCTCGTAAAGCAGGCCAGTTATTCAAAATGAATGCCGTCCACTCATTTGCATCTAATTTTAAAATGGAGGTTACAAGAGCACAACCTCTCCATAGGAAGAATCGCTTAAGTATTGCTTCAACTTTAGATACTGGTAAATGAATTACACGATCAAGTTCGTGGAAAGCATGAAGTAAATCAATACGATTATCTTGGTAATTCGCTTTAACATAACGTTCACGATCTTGTAATCTATCTGCGTTAGCTAAAACATCAAATCTACCTTGTTTGAAAGTAGTTTTAATTTCGCTCCCTAAAGTGTATCCTTGATTTTTTAAAATTAAGTAATTTTCTTCTAAATCATTTGTAAAATTGAAACGTTTTTTTAAGCCCTCATATATATTATTTAGAATCATTTTTTCGTTTAGAACTTCATCATAGTTAATTACTCGCTCAGAAGTTAGCTTTAAACTTTTAGCTCTATCTATAAGGTTTAATAATGGTGTTGGTGCAACCGCTGCACCTTGTGCAAATACCCCATTTAAGAAATCTGTATCAAAAGTATAAAGGTACGCATTATCAAGAATATCAACATTATAATGACCTATCCAAGGTTGTGGCATTCGGCGGATTCGTCCAAGTGTTTGAACTGTGAACTGTTCTCCCATGTTTTCACGAATTTTGATTAAGATCTTAGCGCGTGGTGCATCCCAACCTGTTGCAATAGCTTGTTTGATAATAAGATATTCTACTTTATTATCAAGTTTGTTCACATCAATGACGTTGCGTTTTTGTTCAGAAAGCCAGATACCAAGTTTGCCGTCTTCATACGTTTTATGCATCGTTTCTTGAAGATGCTTTTCAATACGTAAAGATAAATCGGGTGTGGATTCATCAGGAAGTTGGACTAGGACGAGTGGATTGATACCCGATACTCCATTTTCAATATAGCTAGCCGCAATTTGTTGGCGTTTCTTTTCGGCTGCATCAAATAAAATTGCGAACTCATCTGTTCCATCAAAACTTGTATCAATTTCTTCATTAACCACTACCGCTTTTGTAATCAAACCAGATGCGATTACTGCTTCTTCTAATACTTCATATAACTCAATTATATCTGGTGTATTTGGATCGTCAATTGTTGCTGACACACGAACCGTTTTAGATGCCTTAAATCGTGAGATTATCTCACGTGCTTTGTTAGTATCATTGCGATGTGCTTCATCAATAATCACGATAAAGTGACGGTCCTCTTGAAAAGCTTTTTCAATTTTGTCAACCAGATTATCTCGTTCACTATCCGTAAGCATTGCTTTTGATTTTTTACCGACTACACGTTCATAATTGATAAAAGTTGCTGAACCTCGTTCAAAACCATTAAGTAACGCATCATCTACAGATTGCGCCTTGATACTTGAAAAGCTGTTTGCTTTGTCTTGTGATTGTTCTTCAAGTTCTCCTGCACCTGGTGTAAACCAAACAAAAGCGACATTATCACCAGTTGAACGGATATATTCATCAATCCATGATAAAAGCATTATTGTTTTACCTGATCCAGTTGGGGCTTTAATCGTCAAGTTATTAACACCATATTCAGGTGCAATAAAAGCCAAAAGTTTATCGACTACATCTTGTTGAAAATTTTTTAATTCTATCATTTTGCCCACAACTCCGTTCCAAAGAAATAATTTGGGATTTCTTGTACTTTAATTTGTAGATCTTGTAAGATTTGATTTTGTTTATCATCTCTAAAAACATCAGGATGCATGAAAATTGTTGAATTACTAATAAGTTGTTTATTATCAATCAATGATTCAAGCTGTTCTTCGTTTAAAACAATTTGAACTTTAGGATTCGTAATATCAATGCCAAACTCAAGCTCTACAAGTGGAGTAATATATTTCAATAATTCATATTCAAGAGAGACATCCGGAAATTCTTCTTTGATTACAAAATCCGTTTTAAAGTATTTAAGATTTAGAGGATGAGCTTCATATTTTTCTGTACCAGTAGAAACACGTTTCATACGCTCGTATGTTACTTCTTCGGCGATGTTATTTTCATTGTTAGTAGCAAGGATAAATTTACGAGTACCTCCGTCTTCTGCATTGAGCTCTGTAACTGCCTGCCCTGTTGTTCCAGAGCCTGCAAAAAAATCAAGAATAGTAGCATCCAAATTATTAAACGTAATTGATTCAAGCAACTCTTTTGCTAAAGTTACAGGTTTAGCATATGCAAAATCATTTTTCTTAAATCCTAGTTTTTCTAATTCAAGTGATCCATCTGATTTTAATGAAACTATTGATCTCAAAAGCATCCTGTCAGTTTCTTCAAGATAATTTACACTAGAAATTTGAGTATTTTCATCTTTAGCATACCAAATTCTACCTTGTAAATAGCTTCCATCTTCTAATTCTTGAAATTCGCCTTTTAGAGCATCCTCTAATGTTTCATTACGCCAGCGCCACCCTCTAGCTGGAATTTTTACAGGCCTTGCGGTTTTAGGATGTAAAACATCATATCTAGGCCCAAAAGTATTTGCGTTAGGCCAAGACATATTTATTTTTCCATAAATCCTAAAATTATTATCTACATTATTGTATAAAGTGATAGCTCTTGGAAACTCATTTTCTCGGTAAAATTTTTTAAGAAGATTTTGCGCTTCCAATGGCGTTTTACCTGTTTTTTTAGCTTCATCAACTAATGAAAAGATATTTTCCAAGCCAACTTTCTCTACCATGAACTCATTTTTAGAATTTTTCGTATATATCAGGACATATTCATGAATTGCTCCAATACCTTTATCATTTTTTGGAACGCGTTTATTCCAAATCAAGTTTTCTACAAAAGCACCTTCTCCAAAAATTTCATCTAGTAATAACTTTATTTGTGCAAACTCATTTTCATCAATATGTAAAAATAACACGCCATTATTTGACAGTAACCTTTCAGCAATTTTAAGTCTACTGTGCATAAAACTTAACCATTTTGAGTGAATATAGGTATCGTCATTTAATACTAGCTTATCGTTGTATCTAAATGCCCCCTCTTTAGTACCGGTATTATAGGGTGGGTCAATATAAATAACATCAATCTTGCCGAGATGCGTTTTCTCCAGCAAATATAAACTATGTAGATTATCGCCTTCTAAAAGGAAGTTAAAACTTTCAGACCCATGGTCATCATTAATTTTCCTGACTTTATCTTCCACGAAAACAGGAATTTTTGTTTTCATTTCCTCTTCAACTTTTTCGGCATGTTCCTCCCAAACTAATCCATATTTTTTAGAATTAAGCAACTGTATCAATTTTTCAAGTTTCGGAATATCATTTTCTCTTGATTCGACTCGTGCATTTTCAATCAGACTCTTTACGTAATCAATCGAATCAGTTTTTTCGTTATTTCGAGGACGCTCACAAAAACTATTATTAGACATATTAAAAATACCAACTATTCTAAGAAAATAATTTCAACATAGAAGTAGAACTAAATATTTCTATTCTTTTTACATTATAAAAATGCTGTTTAATCATTTCTTGGTTAATTTTACAGATACCATCACTATACCATAATGTACCGATATGTTGCTCTTATGCTAGATTTACGGACAGATTTTCTTCTCCCCTGTAAACTAATAGCATAGGAGCAACCCATGGTATATCACTCATTTTTATTACTCCATAATCCTAATCGCGTCTCCAACCATATTGACCAATAGATTTTACGTAATCAATTAATTCTTTCGTAGCCTCTTGATCGTTTTTGTTTAGAAAATCTACTATTTTCTCTGTTTGTTCTTTACTCATAACTTTAGCAACGTATACAGTTGAGCAACAAATCGTTTGCGAAACCTAAATACCGTGGCTCTGCTGACGTTAGCAACTTTTGCAATTTTAACAACGTCATAGCGATTGAATCTTTGAAAGTATGACATTTCAACAATTTTTATCTGGTAATCATCTAGTTGAGCTATAAACTTATCAATTACCGCGCGATTATGCCTAATTGTAGAAATGATAGGATCATCGGAAAATTTAATCGCTTTGTTTTCATGTGCGTGATTTTCTGAAAAGCCACTTCTTCCACCTCCAATATTTTCATCAATTTCACCTTTTGACTGCTCTATTTCTGTTCTACGTTCCCTTTCTAATAAATTAAAATAAGGATATTGCTTCAAAACGGCTTCTACTTGTTTAGTTTTTGTGTGATTCATTTTAATTGGTTCAACTAGCATAAGCTCTCCTGCAACAATATTATTTATGTACACGAGTAACCGTGAAAAAACTCGTATATTTGCCTGCCCACATTTCTGCGCCTGTCTGGTTATTAGTTGGATAGAAACCACTCACGCCAACGCGTTACGCCCATAGCACCTACTTCGCAACGTTCCCCTTGTCATTCGGCGTGTGTATATTACCATACACTTCTAATTAAATCAAGTATATTTACACATATTTTTCAAGGCCATAGCCAATTAAACCCTCATTGACTATTTTTAACGCATCTTCTGGTGAACGAGCAATACCGTGGATAACATTATCCTTTTTTAATTTAATAGAAAACTTGATTTGATCATCTCTGATACGTCCAGTTTTTGTCTTCATATCAATGAAAAATATCTGTTTATCTTGCTTACGATACCCGACTAAATCAAAGAATCCTTTTGGTGTACCAGAGCTGAAAGGTCTACCGTCTCTTGTAATAACAGTTCCTGTGTTAATTCTAAACTGCGTGTGACCATCTTTAGACAATGCAATTCTCGCTTCGTTTTGTATTTGTTGTTCTCTCATCAGTACCCCAAATCATCTAATTTAACACCGCGTGCTATTTCTTCCATTTTCAAAGATATGCCGTAATAGTAGACCTTGCCGTGCGATCGTTTCTTCTCAAATTTAGTTCCTAATTCACGTCCTAACTTTTTGTTAGTCATATCAACACCGTGTAACCTTTTCCACGTATCAAAGCGTGTTGCAATTTCTTTAAATTCCGTGCGGTCATCTTTTGAATAATCAAAATATTCTTCAATAAATGCCTGCACATCGTCCATTTCATCACGGTATTCATTAGTTTCATTCAAAACAACTGGTGGTGGATTAAGTCCGTCACGTTGCCATTTCATTGTGCCTTCTTGAATCCATGCAAGGATTGCATCAGCTTCCGTACGTAACTTATCTTCCAGCTTTTTATCCATATTTTCAGCTTTCACTTGATTTCTGAATGGAATAAAAATCAAACGTCTCCAAATACCGTCATCAGTACCATTGATAATTGGTTTGTGGTTAGTCATCATGAAGATTGTTCCAGTTGGTCTGAACTCAATTTCATTACTGTGCAACTTACGAGCCGTGATAGTATCTTTACTGGTAATTTTCTTAACGAGACCTTCTGCAAGTGGTTTACCTTCTTCTGGCTCTGATAGAACCATTAGGCGTGCGCCTTTCATTCGTGCAATATCACCGCTTGGACCACCCGAATTACGTGAACGACTGGCAAAAACAGTTTCTGGATCAACGTTTATTGAATAATCTCCCAACACATAATCAATCGTGTTCATAAATACAGATTTACCGTTTTTACCATTACCGTGCAATATGAACATCACTTCTTCGTCCATTGTTCCAGTAGCTGCATAGCCCAATGCTCGTTGTGTAAATTCAATTAACTCTTCATTGCCTTTAAAAGTTTGCTCTAAGAATGCTAACCAGCGTTCTGGTGCTTTTTTATCATTATATTCAGCGTTAGTTATTTTAGTGAATCTATCCTCGTGGGTAGATTCTTTAACTGCTCCACTAGTCAATTCAAGTACACCACTTGGCGTATTCAGAACGCTCAATTCTTTATCAAAATCATCTGTCGTGACCGTGATTAAATTGCGCAGCTCTTTGATTGCATTTTCTTTAGCACTGTGTGACCGTGACTTCTTTTTGAATGCAGCTTTCAATTCATCAGGTGTTTTATTGCTATCACCCATGTTTTCTGGGGCAATCGTAAATTCTGGTTCTT